CTAAGAGTGGTAAAAGAAAACGGGTTCACTAGTTATGCAACAGACATTGACATTGTAGAATGAACGATTTAGATACACATGACAAAATAGTGTTAGCAGTACTTGAATATTTTGAACTAAACGAAATATTCAACCACAGACCTGCAGAACTAAAGCGTAGGAAGGTACGTAAGAAGCTATCTGCGCTACGTGATTTGTGTACTGTAAGACGAGAAGAAATACTACAAGAACATATTAGGCATGTAAAAGACGGCAGAGCAAAAAATAATCCAAAAGAGGCACGTGAGGCACTAAAGAAGAAGTAACTACAGTATGAATTGGACATACAAAGGTAAAGAAATAACTGAAATACCAGACGAGTACGAAGGATTTGTTTATCTTATTACCAATTTAACTAACAATCAAAAATACATAGGCAAAAAACTAGCAAAGTTTAAAACTACCAAGCCACCACTCAAAGGCAAGAAGAATAAACGTAGAGGCTACAAAGAAAGCGACTGGAAAACCTATTGGGGATCCAGTGATAGGCTTAATGCAGACGTAGCATCACTAGGCGAAGACAAGTTTACAAGAGAAATATTATACCTATGTAAAGGTAGGGGCGAAATGTCCTACATAGAGGCAAGAGAACAGTTTGATAGGCGTGTACTTGAGACAGATGAATACTACAATGGTATCATTAATGTTAGAGTAGGCGGATCAGACAAACTCAAACAGGCATTGTTAGAACAACATCTCCAGGCAAAGCATTCCAACACCTAAGGTTGGCGGGCCAGTTTATAATACCGCTGTGGAAAAAGCTCTCGTATAGAAGCACACGTACATATTGATTGACACACCAGAGTGTGGAAGCCACCAAACAAATTGGGCTCACTAGTTGATATAGATTGCATGTTGGCAGTCGAAAAACACAACACAGTACATAAAAACTCTTTAGCAATAGGAACGAAGCGAGAGGTAATGTATTATATAGATAGCATTAACCTAGTTAATGTACTCTTTATGTTACATATGTCGACGTAGGTTGGGAAAGGTCAGAGCCCATTGTACTTTGTGTATAAACAATTACCTACTTCCAATGTCTCGGCTGTGACGAACTCACATGAAGCTCTTGATTGGATGGAACCGTAAACAGGTTCCGTCTGACTGAAACAATCTACATGAAACTTAAACATTATTACTTCGTAATAATGAAGTTCATATATAAATATCTCATACATACAATACGAAGTAAATAGTTTGAGCGTTAGCGAAAACTTGTTTCGTGTAACGAAACATATAAATACACTTGTATTATTAAGGACTATTAACCATGCAAATTAATGAAGTAATATCGCTAGATAGAAAACAAATTAATGAACAATTACGTATTACTAGTATTCGTGACGGATTACAATCTGATATAAATGAATATTTTATAGACTTACGATTGTCTACATTATTGTTTGAAGCCGATGAAGACCTAATTGGAAGATCTGTTGCGTGGTTAGCTAGAAGTGGCGATGGCGTAAATGGTGAAATAATTGGAATAGGCTCTGGCGCTCAAGAAGGCAAAATTCAAGTACGCGGCGGATCACGAAATAGTGTATTCTTTATAAACCCTGACAAGTTATTAGATCCTAAAACTAGAACACCATTAGGAATAACCTTAAGTGGTGCTACTGCGGCACCTGTTGCACCTGCAGCAGATGATAACGACGATGATCTTAAAAGAGCAAGGCGTACAGGGTTTGTAGGTGGACTTAAAGATCAACGTGGCAAAGGATGGATGCGCCAAGGCGTTAAGAAATGGTGGATGTATTCTCTTGCTGGTGCATTAGGGTTAACTATCGAATGGGGCACAGGCGAAGCACAAGGTGCTGATCCTGAAAATGGCATTGGTCAAGACTTTGGTGACGAAGTATTAGATAGCTGGTTTAGATTAGGCCAAGCAGGTCGACTAGTTGCTTGGAGTACCACAAAGCCAGGCGCTACTAGCAAAAACGATTTGTCACGAGAAGAGCTAGTTCAGCATATGCGAGCCAACGAAGAAAAATACGAGCGTATGGTTGAAACAGCATATGGTGCGGTTGCGTCTATGTATTTTGTAGCAATAGCAACGGCATTATTTGGTCCAGCGTGGACAATTACAAAAGGTACTTATAGAGTAGCAAGAAAACCTGGCGTAGCATTGAAAAAATCTTGGGGAGCAATTAAAAAATTCATTAAGTATCTTAGAAGTGTTAGAACCGCCTTTACCGCGGCATCAACAGCAGCTGGTGCTATATTTGGCGCAGGTGTCGGCGGCATTGTAACAGGATTAATGAGTTTTATATTAGGCTCGGCGGCTATATGGGCTGTTGAATTAGTTCTAAAGAAAACTGGAGCTGCAGATGCTTTGCTTGAGATGATAGTGTACAAATTTTTAGAATGGGATATTGCAATGGCCGATAGTATTTTGCCTTGGACACCAGGTGACGTTCTTGTAGGTGCAGGCCGACTAACGGATCAAATGGTAAATTCAGTAGCAGATGCCGCAGACATAGATGCAAATTCGGAACTTAATAACATCAGAGATATACAAAACCAAATATTAACTAATCCTAATACAGATTCAGAAACAGCATCATCAGTAAATGCGTTAACTGACCCAGCTAATGCAACTAGTCCGACTACTAGTCCAACTACTAGTCCAACTAATGGTAATGGTAGTTCTAATGGTTCAACAGCAGGAGCTCCAACTAATAGTAGTACTGGTGTTACTGCTACTAGTGGACGAGATTACGGACTTTAAATCAACGGCATTCCGGATTTTTTAGATGCTTCGATATTTTCTTCAACGACTTTATTAAGAACTTCAATATCACCTAAATCAGTAGTATACATTAGGCTGTCTGAATTAACACCGCCTCTCATATACCAACATAGTTTGTATACTGTTTTCTTAATACTTTTAACATCGTTTTCATATTCATCGGCTAGCTCCTTGATGATGTCGTCAGGAGTGTGAACTAGCCTCCACCGAAAAAATTTGCTTGATCCAAGTTAGTGCTAACTTCGTATTCGTGTTCGCACTCTCCACATGCAACTTTTGATCTAGGTATTGCTAATTTATTTGTATTGTCTTTATACGTTTCTTGTATTCTATTATAAAAGATAGGATCTGTATTTGAAATAAATTCTCTAATAGTTACTGGATTTGTTTCTGATTCACCTTCCGGAGTAACAATTTCTACAATACCACTTAGTGTAGCATTAAGTGTTGATTCATTTATCATAGAATACAACGACTGTATATGCTGTTGCCTTTCATCTTCGTCTTCAATGTTTGGAATTTGTTGCACAATTGCTCGTTGCACTGTTGTTGCAATTTTATTAACTTCGGTTGTTTCTTTATAATATAACGGTCTAATTCTAACAGTAAAGTCATTAATAGCTACTTCTGATTGGAACTTAACACTATTAATGTGATCAAGGATTGACTGAACAGCAATTTCAAATTGGTCAACATTTGAACATTTAGGACATGTTCCGCTTGTAGCAACGTTTTCACCGTAAGACGCTAATCTAATAGAAGCAAGTATATAATCAAAATCTATCATTGGAATCATCCATGGATCTTTAATATCAGGAATACAATTTTTTATAACTTCAACAACTGAATTACCTGTAATTAATCCGTCTGGAGTTTTTAACGCAATCTCGTCACTAGCTGTCATGCTGTAGACTTCAATTTCGTCTATCTTTTGTAAAGTATTTCTATTATACCAGTTTCCTTTGCTAGGCAAACTAATATAAAGTTTTGGTTGCCTAGAATATTTTGCTAGAGGACTAGCACCTGCAATATTTGTGTCCATGTGTCATCCTAATGATAAATATGTTAGTACTATAAGTATTTATTTTTATAAAAACAGGATTCAACTGAATATGAGTGAAAGAACTGATGAACAACTTGATAACGTAGGTAAAAGTGCTGAAGGTGCTAGTATAACACTAGACGAACTTTCAGCTGCAGCCAAACGTGCTGATAGTATGTTTGATAATGCCTTTCTAAAAGTAAGATCGGTTACAGATGGATTAAATGCTTTAGGATTTAGTAAACTTGCTAAAGTTTTTGGAGTATTTGAAGCAAGATTTCAAACTCTTGCAAGAATGTCTGATTATGGTGCTTCTTTTGGTTATAATATCCAAGCTATGGATCAAGCAGCACTTAACGCAAGAATGTCGCTTAGTGAACTAGCAAATATAGTCAAAGAAAGTTCTGAAACACTAACAATGTTTGGTACAGACACAAGCGACGGAGCAGTTGGGTTTACTAATATAATAAATTCTATGCAAACACAAGTAACACGGTTTGGTAGAACAACAGAAGAAAATGCTAGACTATTAGGTTATTCCTTTGAAGGATTAAATGAAGCAGTCCTAGACTATGCTACAATTTCAGGCCTTGCTAGAAGTAGAGAACGAATGGACGAAAATGCAAGAAATCAGTCTATGGGCGAATATCTTGATACAGTCGACGAACTAGCAAAACTTACAGGCAAGCAACGAGATGCAATTAGCGATTCTATGGTTAAAGAAGCTCGTCAAGGACAAAATATAATTCGAGCAAGACAACTTGGTGATCGTGGCGACGACTATATGGAATTTATGGGTGGCTTTAGAGCTGAGTTTGGTGATACACTTGGTGATCTAAACGCAGATATGCTCACAGCAGGCTTTGGTCAAACAGAAGAAACTCGTAAGTTGCAAGGTGTACTATCACCTTTATCAAATGCAATGGAAAATCTAAGACTTGCATACGAAGATCCTACATCAACTGATGCACAAATTAAAAGAATGCAAGATGCAGTGCGAACGCAAGCTGCAGGCGTTAGTGAATTAGAAGTAATGAACTTAGCTGTGTACAACAAAGTTAATTCAACTGGCGGATTGCTTGCACAAGTTATAACTGAACAATCGTCTTTAATGGCACAAACAGAGAGATATAGAGATTTTCTAGCAAGCGATGCAGGCGGCAACAGAACAGTATCATTAGAAGAAGCCCGAAGAGAATTAATTAAAAACACAAGAGATCTACAAAGTGGTGCAATGTCGCCAGATGCAGATCCAAATTCTCCAGCAGGACAGTTTCAAAAATATATTTCGACTCAAATTGAGTTAGAAAAAGGTGTTAACACAGCTAAACAGGCAGCACTCAACGGTGCATATGATAATTTAACAGTAACAATGAACAAGTTAGGTACAATGTTTACTAATATTAATACTAGATTGCTTCAAAGTTCAGCAAACTTTGTTGATAGTTTTTCTGCAATGATATCTGACTTAGCAAGTATGACCGGCACTCAACAAGCACAAGCAATATCGCAAACAGAAAGAACACTCCAATCATTACTAAATGATCCGACTGTTGGTACTGAAGCATCTCAGCTACTCCTAGAAATGGCAACAGTATCAAGGAGACTTCAAGACGCTCCAAATAATTCAGCCCGCCAAACAGCAATTAATGATATGCAAGCTATACTTGACAGAACTGATGAATTGTCAGCAACGGCAAGAGTAATGAAAATAGATCGAGCTGAAATAACTATTACTGACGCAGATTTTGAAAGGGCTGGCCTTATTCCGGGTGCCAACCCAGATGCAATGTTTGGATCAATGAAAGCATATGGTAGACTGTTTAACAATTATGGCCAAGAAACAATGCAACCACTACACGGGTTAGAAGCTGTTACTACACCAGCACAAATGGCAGATATTGTTATGAATGCAGCAATGGGTGGAAGAAGCGCACTTGCACAAGACATTGTAACAGGAATAACATCAGCTAATAGTACAGCCAGCAATAGTACCGCAAAGATAGATAGTATGTTAAATACAGTAAGTAGTAGACTAAGAGATGTAGTAACAACTGTAGCACAAGATAACAACACTAGCCCGGACACAGTAATAAACGAATTTATGAATCAATTGCCAAAAACACTGAAAACAGCACTAGAAGAAGCAATGGGCTCGTCTTTAAGACCATCTCTTGAACAGTTAGTTAGTATTGGTGCGCAACATGCAGAAACAAGTAACAAAATACGTAAAGGTTTCAGCGGCATATCAAACGACTACATGAGGAGCTAATAAAATGAGCTGGAAAAAATATTTTACGCCTGTTCCAACTGGCAATAACCCAAACGGATCATACAGTCCAATAAGCGGCCGTGGCGCATCATCGCAACCTGGTCCAGCACGGTCAAACTATTCAAGTTACTTACCAGATGTATATGTAGGTTCGCCTAACAGAGTAGAACGCTATGGACAATACAATACAATGGATCATGATAGTGAAGTTAATGCGGCACTAGATATTCTTGCAGAGTTTTGTACACAAGTTAACGATGAAAATAGTACAAACTTTAAATTTAGATTTAATAAAAAAGCAACAAACTCAGAAATAACAATTTTAGGTCAATACTTAAAACAGTGGAATAAACTACAACAGTTTGAAACACGTATGTTCCGTATTTTCCGTAATACATTTAAGTACGGTGATGCATTTTTTGTTAGAGATCCAGAAACTAAACGTTGGTTTTATGTTGACCCAGGTAATGTAGTTAGAATAATTGTTAATGAAAGCGAAGGCAAGAAACCTGAACAGTATATTATTAAAGATTTTAATTTAAATTTCCAGGACGGTGTAGCTACTACTCCATTCCAAACAAATAATAATTTACATGGTGGTGGTAATCCTAGAACAGGTTATTTTACTGGCAGTGGTCAAGGCATGGTTGGAAATGCACCACAGCAATCAGGATCAAGATTTGAAATACAGGACGGCGAAACAGCTATCGATGCAGAACATGTTTTACATTTAAGTTTAAGCGAAGGGTTAGATCAAAACTATCCTTTCGGTAATAGTTTGCTTGAAAGTATTTTTAAAGTATACAAGCAAAAGGAGTTACTAGAAGATGCGATTATTATCTATCGTGTACAACGTGCTCCTGAAAGAAGAGTATTCTACGTTGATGTGGGCAACATGCCATCACACCTTGCTATGCAATTTGTGGAGCGTGTAAAAACGGAAATACATCAGAGAAGAATCCCATCCAAGACAGGGGGCGGTCAAAATGTCGTAGACAGTAGTTATAACCCATTGTCAATTAACGAAGATTACTTTTTCCCACAAACAGCAGAAGGCCGCGGCTCAAAAGTGGAAACACTACCAGGAGGAACTAACCTAGGAGAGATAGATGACCTTAGATATTTTACTAATAAGCTCGTACGCGGCTTACGAATACCTTCCAGCTATTTGCCTACGGGTGCTGATGATGGAGCAAGCTCATTTCAAGATGGACGAGTTGGAACTGCTTACATACAAGAATTAAGATTTAATAATTATTGTGAAAGATTACAAGGATTAATTACTGAAGAATTCAATCAGGACTTTAAACGCTATTTGTTAGAAGTTGGTGTTAATATTGATACAGCAATGTTTGATATTGAATTCCAAGAACCACAAAACTTTGCGGCATATAGACAATCAGAACTTGATAACGCACGTATACCTAGCTTTGGACAAATACAACAAATACCATTTATATCAAATCGTTTTGCAATGAAACGTTTCTTAGGTATGAGTCCAGAAGAGATTGCAGAGAACGAACGTATGTGGCGTGAAGAAAATGATGAAATGATAACAACACCAGAAGCAGATGCTCCGGGTGAAATGCGTGGAGCAGGAATTAGTAGCGCAGGCATTAGTGCAGATCTAGACGGAGCGGAGGATATATCATTAGACGGTGAAGAGCCACAAGTAGGCACAGAAGCATCACCACCTGAAACAACAACAGGTGCTGCTGTAGGCGGTGCGCCGGCAACTGACCAAACGATATAAATACTTACATGATACTAAGAGAACTTTTTTATTACGACAAAGAAACATTAGAACCTACTGAGAACGATCAGTATGATCCTCAGTATGATGATTCTATTGTTGATTCTAGCGACACTAGAAAAACTAGATTAACATTACGTCAAATTAATCGAACTAGAAAAGCAGCAGAAGTACACACTAAAGAACAAGCTAATGAACTTGACTTTGTAAGACAAATGTACGGAATATCAGCACAAGCAGCAGCGATGGCTTAAATGCCTAAGTTAGACAAGTCTCTTTATACTAAATCTCAAATAAAACAATTATTAGCTGAACGCAGATTAGAAAAGCAACAAGCTAAACCTTTTGATCCCCAACCAATTGACACTACTAAAGAAAGAGATATTTCTTTATTTAGAACAGCATTTGTACTAGGCAATGGTACTAGTAGGAAATCAATTGATATTAAGTCTTTAGAGCCACACGGAATGATATATGGGTGCAATGCATTATATAGAGAATATGATCCAGACTATCTTGTTGCTGTTGATGTAAAGATGGTACTTGAAATATCTTCAACTGGGTATCAGAATACACATAATGTTTGGACTAATCCAAACAAAGCATATAAAAATATTAAAAATTTAAATTTGTTTCAACCTAGTAAAGGATGGTCAAGTGGTCCTACAGCATTACATTTAGCATCTAGACATGATTATAATAAGATCTTTATACTAGGGTTTGATTATAAAGGTTTAAATGATGGTCGTAATGTAAACAATATATATTCAGATAGTAACAACTATAAAAAATCAACAGATGGTGCAACATACTTTGGTAATTGGTTAAAGCAAACATCAAATATTCTTAAAGAAAATCCAAAAACCACCTTTATTCGAGTAATAGCATCGGATAATTACAAACCAGCAGAACTAAATAAATTTAGCAATATAAAGCATATTAATATTGAAGAATTCAAAAAATTATACCACATATCTTAAGATGTGTGCCTTTTGACGCAATTTTTGCCTATATCTACGTACTTTTTATCCCATTGACTAAATACAAATGACAGCCTTACCGTAGGTATTACATTTATTATAGGAGATGAACATGTCAGATATCAAGAAATTTGAAGAAATGCTTGACCGTCTAGTCAATGAAGACAAAGAAGGCGCTCAAGAACTTTTTCACGAGATTGTAGTAGAAAAATCACGTGATATATACGAATCATTACTAGAAGACGATCTAGATGATGAAGCAGTTGAAGAAGCAACTGACGAAGAAGTTGAAGAGTCAGACGACGAAGAAGTTGACGAAGCTACTGATGAAGAAGTAGACGAGTCAGATGACGAAGAGCTAGACGAAGACTTTAACCTAGATGAGTTTGAAGTAGAAGCAGACCCAATGGCAGCCATGGGCGGAGACGCAGGCGATGACATGATGGGTGATGTTGAAATGCCAGCACCGGACGCAATGGATGGCGACGAAGAAGGCGAAGAAGAATTAGAAGACCGTGTTATGGATCTTGAAGATGCACTAGACGACCTAAAAGCAGAATTTGACAAAATGATGTCAGACGAAGATGGCGAAGGCGACGACGGCGACGACGAAATGGACATGGACATGGACGCTCCAGCAGATGATGAAGCTGGTGACGAAGATGAAGCAGACGAAGCAATGGCTTTTGAAGCTGACGAAGAAGCTGAAGTTGAAGAAGGAACGAAAGAACCTAAAACAGCTACAGAGCAGATGCGTGAATATGTTGAAAAAGTTGGTGGTGATAACTACAAAGACTTTGGCAAAATGGGTGACAACGGTGCAAACACTAAGTCAACTGTTGCTAGTAAAAACGACATGGGCGGAACTGCATCAAACTTAGTATCAGGTGGCGAAGCTAAAGGTGGCGATAATGCTGGCTTAGCAGACATTAACCCTAAAGAGGAATCTGCAGGAAATGTTAACGTTCCAGGTGCTAAAGGTGCTACCAAAATGGCAAGCACAAAGGGCCACGGCGCTGAGAAAAAAGGCGCAGGCGAAACGGCTGCGAATACTAAAAGTATTACTAGCTAAAAAGGAAAACTAGATGTTAAACTTACGAGAGCATTTGACATATGATCAAGCAAATATTACGCTTGAATCAACTGACAAACCCGACGGTGGTAAAGACCTTTATATGAAGGGAATTATGATCCAAGGTGGTGTTAAAAACGCTAATCAGCGAGTATATCCTGTAAATGAAATAGGCAGGGCTGTCAAAACTCTCAATGATCAAATTAGTGGAGGATACAGTGTTCTCGGTGAAGTTGATCATCCAGAAGGCCTTAATATTAACTTAGACCGTGTAAGTCATATGATCAGCGATTGCTGGATGGATGGCCCAAATGGTTACGGTAAATTAAAATTACTTCCGACCCCAATGGGTCAGTTAGTTACAACTATGCTAGAGTCTGGCGTCAAACTTGGCGTCAGCTCTAGAGGTTCAGGTAATGTTTTAGAAGGAAGCGGCGAGGTTTCCGACTTTGAAATAATCACTGTGGACGTTGTGGCACAGCCAAGCGCACCCGGTGCATACCCTACTCCAGTATATGAGCATTTAATGAATGCCCGTGGCGGAATGAAGGCATATGAACTCGCACAGGCAACTAAAGAAGACCCAAAGGCACAAAAGTATTTAAAAGAATCGCTGGTTAATATAATCAGTAGACTCCAATAAAAGGAGAACATAATATGTTGGATGCACTAAAAACACTTTTCGAAAATGATGTAGTTTCTGAAGATGTGCGCCGCGAGATCGAAGAAGCGTGGGAAGGCAAGATTAAAGAAAATCGTGTCGCAGCTACAGCTGAACTTCGTGAAGAATTTGCTAAAAAGTATGAGCATGATAAATCTGTAATGGTTGAGTCAATTGACAAACTATTAGAGGAACGTCTTGCTTCAGAACTTCAAGAGTTTGCAGAAGATCGCAAACAACTAGCAGAAGCCAAAGCAAAGTATGCTGTTGCTCAACGTGAAAACGCAGAGCTAATGCAAAAGTTTGTTATGGAAACGCTAGGTAAAGAAGTTGGTGAATTACACGAAGATCAAAAAGCTATGGCTGACAAGTTTTCACAACTTGAAGAATTTGTGGTAGAATCACTTGCTAAAGAACTATCAGAGTTTTATGAAGATAAAAAAGACTTAGCTGAAACCAAGGTTAAACTTGTAAAAGAAGCTAAAGAAAAATTTGCAACAGTCAAATCTGACTTTCTTGCAAAAAGTGCAGCATTGGTATCCGAAACAGTTGGCAAAACTCTTACTAAAGAGATGGGTCAACTTAAAGAAGATATTGAAGCAGCACGTAGAAATGACTTTGGCCGCAAGCTATTTGAAGCATTTGCTTCTGAGTATGCTGGCAGCTATCTCAATGAGAAGTCAGAAACTGCTCAACTCTTAAAAGTTGTAGAACTTAAAGATAAGCAGATTGCGGAAGCAAAATCACTAGCCGTTAAGGCTAAGAACTTAGCAGAAACAGCAACTAACGAGAAATCAGTACTTGTTGAATCAGCTAAAAGAGAAAAAATAATTAACGATTTGGTAGCACCGTTAGGCAACAACCAAAAAGAAATTATGACAGACTTACTGGAATCAGTACAAACTGGACGCTTACAAGCTCAGTTTGACAAATACCTACCTGCAGTCATTGACGGCAATACTCCAGCTAAGAAGAAGGCAGTCCTATCAGAGGCAAAATCAATTACAGGCAATAAAGAAGAAACTAACGTTAGTTCAATTAAAGCAGATGCAGACAACAATGTTGTTGATATTAAGCGTCTAGCTGGATTATAAAAGGAGATACCGAAATGTCAGAACTATTAGAAGGACGCTGGCAGGACACCAAATCAGCACTAGTCGAGGGCCTACAAGGCACCAAGAAAGCTGTGATGGAAAGCACACTTGAAAATACTCGTAAGTATTTGTCAGAATCTGCGACAGCAGGTGCTACTTCTGCCGGTAATGTTGCAACTCTTAACAGAGTTATTTTACCCGTCATCAGACGTGTTATGCCAACTGTGATCGCAAACGATCTAGTAGGTGTACAGCCAATGACTGGTCCTGTGGGTCAAATCCACACGCTGAGAGTCCGTTACTCGGACACAGCAAACGGTGCTACAGCAGGCGAAGAGGCTCTAAGCCCATTCAAAATCGCTGAAGCATATTCAGGTAATGCAAACGGAAAAGCTGATTCAACTGCTACACTAGAAGGTGCAGCTGGAAACAAATTAAGCATCCAAATCTTGAAACAAACCGTTGAAGCCAAAACTCGTAAACTAAGCGCACGTTGGACTTTTGAGTCTGCACAAGACGCTCAGTCACAGCACGGCATCGACGTTGAAGCAGAAATTATGGCTGCTTTGGCTCAAGAGATTACAGCTGAAATCGACCAAGAAGTACTAGCAAGTCTACGTGGACTAGCAGGTACTTACGAAACTTATAACCAAGCTGCTGTATCAGGTACAGCTACATTCGTTGGTGACGAGCACGCTGCATTAGCTGTTCAAATCAACCGTGTTGCTAACTTGATTGCACAACGCACACGTCGTGGTGCAGGTAACTGGGCTGTTGTATCGCCATTCGCGTTAACAATCCTACAATCTGCTACAACTTCAGCGTTTGCACGTACAACAGAAGGTACATTCGAAGCACCAACTAACACTAAAATGGTTGGTACATTGAATAATGCTATGAAAGTATATGTTGATTCATATGCAGCTGATAGCACATCAGTACTAGTTGGTTACAAAGGTTCAAGCGAATCAGATGCAGCGGCATTCTATTGCCCATACATCCCGCTAATGAGCTCAGGCGTTGTGCTTGATCCAGATTCATTCGAGCCAGTAGTATCGTTTATGACACGCTACGGTTACGTTGAACTGTCAAACACAGCTTCGTCGCTTGGTAACGCAGCTGATTACTTAGGTGAAGTTGGAATTACTGACGGAAACGTTAGCTTCCAGTAATACTTTAAGTATTAAGTAACACTAAATAGGTCCTTTCGAGGGCCTATTTTTTTGACTAAATAATATTACGTTCATCCTACGGGACGGAAGTAGCATATTGCGAAGGAACGCACTTTAACTTTAACGAGGAGAAGTGTATGACTAACTATACCCTTTGGTGCTACAAGCAATTAATCAAACAGCACCACATTAGAAAAATAAATGACATTTTATTAAAAAAAATGTACTTTTATGGTTGACATCTTATATATAGATGCTATTATGTATATATAAGTTAGACGACGGTGTAACTTAGATAGTGCAAGGAAGAGGTGTTACAGGCACCGAACTTGACTAGTAGCTGTAGTGGCATTGCATGACTGTGGAGACACGGAGATG